ACTATCGGCACGGGCTGCATTTCACGGCCCTGCCGACCCCGTACGTGTTCGGCGGCTCGGAGGACGACGTGCTCAAGATCGGCAGCGGCACGGCGTGGACCGGCGGCTCGAGCGATATCAAGGTCGGGATGCTCGAGTTCAGCGGCGCCGGGCTGGGCACGATAAAAGACGCTATGGCCGACAGCATCAGCATGATGGCGAGCCTGGGAGCGCGCTTGATCGAGGCCGAGAAGGCCGCCGTTGAGACGGCTGAGACGCACCGACTGCGTCAGGGTAGGGAGCAGGCTACCGTTGCCAGCACCGTGCAGACGCTCAACGACGGGCTGTCTGTGGCGGTCACGATGATGCTGCAATTAAGCGGCATCGCGGGTGAGGCTGACGTGCAGGCGAACACCGACCTCGTCGATGCCAAGCTCGCACCTGACGAAATGCGCGTCCTCGTCGAGGCGTACCAGACCGGGGCCATGTCGTTCGACACCTTCTACCACAATCTGCGCCGCGGTGAGATGACCCGACCGGGTGTCGAGGCCGAGGATGAGAAGGCGCTGATCGAAGCCGGTGTCATGCAGCAGATGGCGGCGCTGCCGCCTGCAGGCGATGGGGTTGCGGTGTGAGAGGCTCACGCGCCAAGCAGATCCGCAAGTATGCGGCTCAAGTCGCGCGGGAGCGTGCTGCCCTCGATGCAGCCCGCCCGTGGCACGTCAAGGCGCGGGAGTGGCTGTCTCGGTGGTGGTGGGGCGCGACTACACAAATCCCTCACGGCTCGCACAGGTGGTGTACGAAATTCCTCAAGCGGTGGTATCTGAGGGAGCGGCGATATGGTAGCTGACAACTGCACATGGCCTACTGATACAGGCACTGGCGGCCCTCCGTCGTCTCCGGTCACGATCACCATGCCCAAGGTGGCCGAACTGCAGCACAGCGCGCAGCTTGCCGCCCTGCGTGCGCACAATCAGAAGCAGCGTGAGAACACCGCACGCGGCGAGGGGGCTGTCTGTGGGTTCATCTGCGGCGTCGTGGTTGTGATCGTGGCGGGCCTCATACTCGACGGCCTCGCGTGGCTGGTGGGGCTCGTCGGTGGCTGACCCCGAAGCCCTCGAGCTGTCCCTCACGCAGCGTGACGTGGATCTGCTGCGCGTGCAGGCCGACGTAACCCGCAAGGCCATCCGCTCCCTGCGTGACCTCGAGGGCGTCACCCTCGGCATCTTGCGCGACATCGACCCGTCCGAGCCCATGCGTCGGGGCGACCGCTTCAACCGTGTCACGCGCGTCGGCACCCTGCTCAAAGCGGAAGCCCGCCGGACTTATCGCGGCATCGCCCGCCGGTTCGTGCGTACCCAGGCCGAGTTACTACAGGACGAGTCGTTCAATGTGGTGCGCCAGGCGCAGCGCGCTGGCCTGCCGTTGTCCCGCACGATATCGCAGCAGAAGGCCGCCAGTATCGTCGATGGCCTGCTTGTTGACGGCGCCACGTCGTCGCAACACTGGAATCGACAACAGCGAGGGTTGCAGGATTCAATCACGGCGGCGTTGCGTCGTGTGGTTGTGGCCGATGGCACGCTGACGGATATGACGCGAGCCATCCGAGGGGAACGCGCTCTCAATTACGCCAACGGGGTGTATCGGGCGTACGAACGTTTCGCCCGCGTCACTGTTTCGACCGGCCTGTCGGCGGCCAGCAACAGCGCCCGCTACGAGACGTACGTCGCCAACTCCGACGTGGTGACGATGGTGCAGGCCATCAATCCGCTCGATAGCCGCACCAGCGACATCTGCCGGGCTCGCGCCGGCCGCACCTGGGCGTTGCGTAGCGGGGCGTCCATCGGTCACGGCAACGAGTCCTTCCCCGGCCCCCCGCCGTGGCACCTGGGGTGCAGGACGACGCTGGTGCCCCTCGGGCGGGAAGATAACCCCATCAGGGGGCAAACATTTGGCGGCTTGCTCGACTCGATGTCGGAGCGGCAACAGAAGGACATGCTCGGTCCTGGCAAGTTTGAACTGTGGCGCAAGGGCGACATTGCAATGGGCGACCTAATCGACCAGAGTGGGCGCCCTCTCACACTGGCCCAACTCCGCGAAAGGAGCACGTAAATGGCCCTGCTGAATACGATTGACAAACTCGAGGACGTGGACGAGAAATACCGCGGTTTCTACACCTCGAAGGACGGCAACTTTGCCCTCGACGCGGCGTTGCAAACGGAGGACGACAGTGAGTTGCGCGGCAAGCTGCGCGAGTTCCGCAACAGCAATATCGACCTCGAGACACGTCTGCGCGATCTGGAGAAGGGCCGTGACGATGCTGTGGCAGCCGCCAAGCTGGCAGCGAGTAATGCCGTGGATGATGTGAAAAAGAGCAGCGACGAACGGATCGCCGCCCTCGAGACGGCGCATGAGGCCGCGAAGGCCGAGGCGGCAGCGGCCACTACCCTGGCACGTCGCGCGACCTTATCCGAAACCCTCGGCAAGATAGGTGTCGCGCAGGGGGTGAAGCCCTCGGCGCTGCAGACGTTCAGCAGTGTGCACGTCACCGCTTTTGATTTCGACGAGAACGGCACCGCCTTCGTCAAGGGCAAGGAAGGCCGACCGGCTCTGTCCGAGCAGCACGCAGGGGAGCGTATGACGCCCGAGGAATACGTCACCGCCACTCTGCACAAAGAGGACTTCTGGCTCGCTCATTCGAGCGGCGACGGCGCCCACGGCGACGGGGGCGGTGGGGGCGGTGGGAACGTGCGCAAGATCACCAAGTCCGAGGCCGAGGCGAACTGGAGCACCTACGAAAAAGACATCTCGTCCGGCAAGGTGGAGGTCGTTCCAGACTAAACAAACCGCGCCCATTTGCGGGTTGACAGGGGATCGTTATACTCATGTTGGGAACACGGTAGCCGTGGTGATGTGGGCGGTTTGGGGAGAACTTCGAAGGTGATCCCCGTTTATATCGCCTGGCTGCTTTTGTTCTGAGTATCTCGCTACGATGGAGTCACGCCCGGCGGGCGTCTCTCTTTGCCCCGGCGGGGCAGTGTAGCGAGCCAAAAGACGCTGTAGTAAGAACTGTCTGTGTGGTTGGTGCCCCGGCGGGGCACGGCGACCCTTGCCGGCGGCAAGCGCGACACGGCTCAACCAACTACATCAGAGGTTTTCACCGTGGCTAATACACTCAACATTCCCAAAGTTATCGCCCGTGGTCTGCCCACGCTGCGCGAAAACGCCATCACCCCTCGCCTTATCACCGACTACAGCTTCATGCTGGGCGGTCCGGGGGAAGGCAAGGGCAACGTCCTGACGATCCCGACCGGCGCCACGCAGGCGACGGCGACGATCACTCCGAGCAACACGCCCCCTTCTAATATCGACCATGCAGCAGGCAGTAAAACGCTGACGATTGATACCCACGAGGGGACGTATTTCCACCTGACTGATCAGGAAACCACGCAGATGGACAAAGACCAATCTTTCGTCCCTCTGCAGATGTCCGAGGCGTTCAAGTCGATCGCGAACAGCATCGACGCCAACGTGCTGGCGCTGTATAAAGACGTTTACGCTGCTTCGGGGACGTTCGGCACTACGCCGTTTGCCTCCAATCTGGCCGCGTGGACAGGGTCTGGTGCGCGTAAGCTCCTGATCGACCAGCTGTCACCGCTCGGCCCGTGGAACGTCGTACTCGACCCGGCTGCAGAGGGCAACCTCATGGGGCTGAGTCAGGTGCAGGCGGCCAACACCCGCGGCGACGACACTACGATGCGCACTGGTGAGATCGGCAGCGTCCTGGGCGCGACCTGGCACGTCAACCAGAGCGTTCCGACGCATACCTGCGGCACGTTGACCAACGGCACGGGCATGTTGGCCAAGGTCAATGACGCCTCGTACACCGTGGGCGAGAGCACCGTGGACATCGACGATTCGTCCCTGACGTTGTCGGTGGCTATTGGTGACATCTTCTCGGTCGCTGGTGACACGCAGCAGTACGTCGTCACCGCAGTGGCGACGGCTTCTGGAAACGCCATTGCTGGTATGGCATTCTCGCCTGCCAGCAAAGTCGCATGGGCCGACAACGCGGTAGTCACGTTCAAGGACGGCGGCTCCGGCAACCCGAACCACACGCCAAACCTGGCCTTCCACCCAGGTGCGTTCGGCATCGCCTTTGCCCGTCCCGAGGGCGAAAGCCTGAATCCTGAGAACGAGATGGTGGTGACCGACGAGGTCAGCGGCATCCCAATCCGGGTCAAGGTCACCGAGGAGTATTACCAGCGGACCTATCGTCTCGACGTGATGTACGGCGTCAAGACGATCCGGCCCGAGTACGCCTGCCGCATCGCCGGTTGAACTCGTACGGGGAGGGGTATTGTAGCTCCTCCCCGTTTCGTTACTCAAACGAGAGGTGCGAAACTCGGTGGCAAAACTGGAAATTCTGACTGTATATCGTCGCAACGACGGCTCTGAGTGCGTCGTCAACTCTGATTTCGACGCCAACACCTACACGTGTGACGCGCCGAAAAAGCGGGGCAGGAAGCCGTTGCGGTCTGCGCCGCTCAATCCTGACGACGCTCACAAGTTCGACAAGCTCGGCTGAACATGGCGATCACCCTGTCAACGGACGGTTACTGTGTAGTCACCGATGTGTCGGCCATCCTGCAGCAGCTGACCATCGACGCCAACTCGGACCCTTCGACCACTGAGGTCGAAGGGTTTATCACTCAGTACTTTGGCGAGCTCGGCGGGATGCTGGTCGGGGCCAATTACGTGCATCCGGTCAGTCAGTCCGGCGGCTCGCTGGCCGTGACTTCCGGCTCGATCACCACCGAAATTGCCGCTTATACAGGCAACACCTGGCTGTCGTTCCAGGGCACCGGCCTGGCGGGCGTCGTGCGCCAGGGGGATTTCTTCACGCTCGGCACTACGCAGCGGTACGGTGTGCTGCAGTGGGCCGAGGTGGACGACGACAGCAAGGTGTCCGTCGGGTTCTCCCCGGCTCTCGAGGCCGACGCCTCGGCAAGCACCACCGTGACGTATACCAGCGGCGCTGGGGCGGCCAATGTGCTCAAGCGGCTCAATGTCTTGGGCGCGGCTGTACTCGCTGTGACGGCCGCCTACGGCCCTGACGCGGACATTGCGATCCTCGATCCGATTTTGTCTGAGCGGGATCGGCTGTTCGACGGCGTGCGCCGCAATCAGATCCATCTTCTGGGCGCGGATCGCATGACTACGACCCGCAGCGCGGGCACTGCAAGGCTGGTGCGAGCGTGATTCTGAAAAAAACCCCGGTTGTCTACTGTAGCCGTGCCGACATGATCGGCACCCTCGAGCCGTTGACAGACCGCACGATCACCAGCGTGACCGAGGCCGACGACGCTTATGTCATCGAGGCTGCCAAGTCTGTCAAGGTCGCTCTCGCCAAGCATCCCGACCCTACCGGCAAGGTGGCGCTGTGCGCCGCTCGCTGGGCCAACATCGTAGGCGCCGTCGATCTGCGGAGCCTGGGCAAGTTCGGCGCAGCCACCGGCCTGGCACTGTCGGCCCTGCAGCCTTTCGCGGACGATGAACGTGCCGCGTAACCTGACCATCACCGTCACCGGCGACGAGAAACTCGAGCGGATGCTCGGCATTTACGCCGCCCGTATGCGTGCCCCCTTTCGCCGTACCGACGCCGCGAAAAGGGTGATCGACTACGCCAACAACGAAGCGCTGCGGCAGATCACTCACGGCCAGCGCGGCGATTACGCGCGGCTGTCGCCGCGTTATCGGGCGTGGAAGGCACGCCGCTATCCTGGGCGCCCGATCCTGGTTATCACGGGCCGCACGGTGCGCTCGATGACGGATAAATCGAGCCGCGATTTCTTCAGCCGTGTCAAGGCGCGAGGTCGCACGTTGGTGTTCGGCAGCAAGTACAAGCTGGCCGGCATCCACCAGACAGGTAATCGGGCTGGGAATCTACCGGCGCGCCCCCTGTTCCGCGTAACTCGCCGGGTGGTCGAGCGGGTATCGGAGATTGTGTCTGACGCGCTGACGAAGGGGCTGCACAGACTGTAATGGCTGGCACCATCAACCCCGAGGACGCGCTTGTCGCCATCAAGACGATTCTCGCGGCCAACTTGCCGGCGAGGTTGGACACGCTCGACACCGAGTACAGCGCCACGGGTGACGAGGTATTGGCCGATGTAGCTAAATACTGGTATGCGCCGCAAGAGCGATACCAGGGGCAGGATCTTCCGGCGTTGTTGCTGGTGGCGGTAGAGACACAATGGGACCAGGAGCGCGGCGAGAAGGAGGCAGTCTACCAGCACCGCCTCGCCCTCGAGTTGACCCTGCGCGGCAACAACCGCACGGCAACGTATGCGCCCGACGAACTGCTCACGGTGAAACTCCAGCGCACCGTGCGCGGCATCATCGAAACGCTGGAGGCCAAACGGCAGCTGACTGTCAGCAGCGCGAAGAACGCTGACTACATCGCCTTCGAGGGTGTGGTATACAGCGAACTCGACGCCAGTGAGTCGCACCTCGAGAAACGGGCCGAGATGACCTTTCTCGTCCTCGTAACAGTGTAACAGGAGAAGAGATCATGTCAGTCCAATACGGCGAGGAACAAGTCGGCTACGTCGTTGCAGAGTCCACGTTCGGCACGGCAGTCGTGCCGGCTGCAACCGATGCGTTCAGAGTCACTTCTTTCGACATCACGCCGGGTTTCGACCGGCCGGAGGTGCCGGAAACCACGAACACACGCTCCTTGCAGGAGCGGATCGCCGGGCGGCGTTCGTGTACTTTTTCCATCACGATGGTCAACCGCCCGAGCGGCACGGCCGGGACGCCCCCCGACTACCATTTGCTGCTCAAACACGCTTTCGGCACCTACACCAACACCTCCAGCACTAAAGACGTATACACGCCGCTGAAAGATCCGAGCGGCCTGTCGCTGTCGGGCTATCGGCTGCTCGAGGGCGTGCTGGAGGGGTTTTACGGCGGCGTCGTAACTGATGTCACCTTTGGCTGGTCTGCTGACGACTTTGCGACGGTGACCTTCAACGGCGAGGCCAAGGACATGCTGTGGGCAGGCGTCAGCCAGACCAACGGCACAGGCTCGTCGGCCACGGCGCTGATTGTTGACGACGGCAGTTATTACAGCAAGTACGGCGTGATCGACATTGCCAACGCCGGCACGGCAAAGCAGATCACCGCAATCTCCAGCGAGACGCTGACCATCGCCTCGTCCTCGTGGAGCGATAATGTCGCCATCGAGCCCTTCCTTCCTGCCCCCACCCTGGCGGGATCAGGGCTTTACGGTACGGACGGCACCCTGTCCCTCGACGGTGGATCGTCTGATATCAGTTCACTCAACGGCTCTGTGACGCTGTCCACCGGGATCTCGCTGAACAACCGCAACTTCGGGACGGCAACAGCCGATTCGGTCACGTTGCCCTCCGGTCGTCGTGTCACCGGCTCGCTGAGTTTCCTCGTCGAGGACAACGGCAACTTCTCGGCAATCCGCGGCGAGGCGTCCGAGGGGACCACCCAGGACATCGTCGTTGACATCGGCACGAGCGCCGGCTCCATCTGTCAACTCGACATGAGCCGCTGTGAGCTCGACAGTTCGCCGCTTTCCGGCGGCGCTGGGCTGATCGAAGTGACAGCCGGCTTCACCGCCCTGGCCGCGACAACCACCGGGAAAGAGAACGAGATCACGCTGACGTACAAGTAAGGCGCGCGATTTCCGCGCTCGACGGTGTGGCCTTGCCAACCTTCGGGCGCCGCGAGTACTGGGCCGCTCCACGGTCGGCTGACTGACTCCTTGTCACCGACGCGGCGCCCGTCTTACCAGCCCGAAGGAGTAATCATGGAACTTGGAGGAATGACGCAGTTCACCTTTATCCCGAAGTGCCGGGGCAACCGCGAACTGTCGGAAAGCGAACGGGTGAGCGTCAAGGTCAATCGGTTGACGGCCATCGACGTGCTGCAGGATCTCACACCGGAGCAGCTATTCGCCTGGCGGGACAAGGCGTTTCACAGGTGGGCAAAGACGGAGAAAGACGGCGATGGCGAGCGGATTGTGGGTTTCGAGGGGATCGCCGATGGGCTTGACCTGGTCCCGTCGTCGATGCTGTCAATCATCCGTCGCGTCATTACGCACACGCACGGATACCAAAACATCACGGTGGACGGCAACCCCTGCACCGACGCGGCTGAAATCTTCCTGCGGACGCGCATACCCGACAGCCTCGACCAGACGGACAACCTGCTTGTCGAGCTCTACAACGCGCTGCGCGACACGGCCAGTATGACGGACGACGAACTAAAAAACTGGTCAATGCCCTCCACTGGTGGCACTACCCAACAGAGCACCAATGCAACGGATGTAGAGGGGGGCGCATCCCAACCGTCTGCCGGGGAAAGGGAGGGGCAGGACGAAAACTGAAGATTGGCGCCAGGCTGTTCAACGGCTGTCCTGGCCTGACAATCACTCGACTCTCCTGTGATATATGGCACGCTTTCTCACTCGCATACAGCCGCGCCCCAGGGTTTTCAGGATGGGCGTACACACGGCACCTGTCCTTCGCCGAGATGTTGGAACTTCCCAACATGCTGGCGCAGGGGTTCCAGGTGTGCGAGGCCGAGCTCCCCGCACTGCAACAGGCGATAGCTGATGGCAGACCTCAGGCAAAGGATCAAGGTCGAGGCCACCCTCAAGGACGGCGTCAGCCGGGGCCTCGAGGGCATACGTAAATCGTCGGCCCGATCCCTTGGCGATAAGGGGGGCGGCCTGGCGATGCACGCCGGCACGGCCAAGCTGGCGATGGCCGGGCTGGCGGCGGGCGTGGTGGCTACGGGTGTGGCGATCCTTCGGCTGACAACTGACGTGGCGCGACAGAATGACGAGCTCGCAAAACTCTCGACGCGCTTGGGTGCGTCAACCGAGGCGCTGTCGCAGTTGAAGTTCGTTGCCGAGCGTAGCGGTGTCACGTTCCAGACCTTCACGATGGGCCTGCAGCGTATGACTCGCCGTGTCGCCGAGGCGGCCATCGGTACGGGTGAGGCTCGCGGCGCGTTGAAGGAATTGGGCATCGAGGCGAGTGTCCTGGCGCGTATGAAGCCGGAGGACCAGTTCAAGCGCATCGCCGAGGCGATGATCGAGGTCAAGGGATCGTCCGACCGCGTGCGACTCGCCATGAAGCTATTTGACAGCGAGGGCGTGGCGCTTCTGCAGACGATGGACGCGGGCGCCGCTGGTATACAACGGCTGATGGACAAGGCTGATAAACTCGGTCTGACCGTCACCAAAGAAATGGCCCGGCAGTCCGAGGCGTATCAGGATGCCGTCACCAACCTGACCGGCGCCTTTGACGGGTTGGCTCAGAAGTTGGCGAAGGATGTCATCCCGCTTCTGACCGAGGTGCTCGAAGGCATCAGTGAAGCTCTCGAAACTGATACGTCAGGCGGTCATCGAGGCGGGCGCGTCCGAGGTGGTCGGGGTGGACGGTCAACAGCCAGGGCGGGCGCTGGTTTCGAGATCGGAACTGCTGACGATCTCGGCCCCGGCGCTCGCGGTCGTCGTCGTCGAAAGAGGCTGGGCGATCTTCAGGCAGCGGCCGACGCAGAGGCGAAGGCTATACGCGAAGCTCTGGCCCCGAAGCGGCCATCTATCCCAGCAAAATTTAGACAGCGCCTTGGCGATGACCCGAATTTGGAAGCCGGTGCTGGTCCTTTGAATTTCGGCCTTTTCGATCCACAAGCAAGCGACATCCCATCCCTGGATTGGATGGGTCTGAGCACTGTAACGTCCGGCGCGATCAAAGCCGCCGAGGTGGCTGGCAAGGGGTTCCGGCTCAGTTTCGAGCGCGGCCTCAACGACACCAGCGGCCCCGGTGCTGCCGGTTCCGAAAACATACTTAACGCGTTAGCCTTCGGCCGTTCCACGGGCACCCAGGATGTCATCGACCGGCAGGCCGACAAGACGGGCGACGAGGCGGCAAGGAGAACCTTACAGGGCTGGCGCACGCGCACGGCGAAGGACGGCGAGCTCGACGTGGTCCTGCCGTTCTCCAATCTCGCCACTTCTGCGGGTGAGAGCTTCGTCGAAAATCTCGACACTGCACTGACGCTCGGCCTGGCTGACTTCATGCTCACGGGCGACCTCAAGAAATCGACCAAAACTTTCGGCGCGACGTTGGCAGCCGGTATGGTGGTGGACGCTGCCGCCACATTATCAGAGGGGATCACCACAAAGTTGGGCGAGGGTTTCAAGGAGGGCGGCTTTGCTCGAGAGGGGCTGATTGACGCGGGTCAGGACATCGGCAGAGGCTTGAAAACCGGGGCCAACCTTGCCCTTGAGACGCTGCAGGTACCGGACAGTTTCGCGGCGAGGTTTGGCCCAGAGGGATCGGTGGGAGCGGGTGTGGTGACCAACCTCGGCGCTGCGCTGACGGGGGCGGTGACGGGCTTTGGTCTCGGCGCCATGCTCGGCGACGAGATCACCGCACATGCGACAGCCATAGGTGGAGCTTTGGGTGGTGCGTTCGCCGGCCCCACCGGCGCTATCATCGGGCAGATTGTCGGTGCCTTGTCGTCAAAGATCCCGGTTGTGGGTGAGGTGATGGCCGACATTTTCGGTATCACCGACAGAAAAACAGAAGCGGGCATCCGCGATCTCGGCACCGACATCCAGGCGTTTGGAGGCGTCACCGGCTTTTTCAAGCGAATCGGCGGGCTCGAGGGCATCGAGGGCGAACGACTCTCGACGATTGAAAAAACGGAAGGAGGCGCGGCGTTTGCGCGAGCCATTCGCTTGAGCGTGGGAACAACGGGCGGACAGGCAAAAGACGTTATCGAAGTCCTACGCGCTGTCGGCCGCAGCAGGCGGGCAGGGAGTGAAAGGGGCGCGCGGGTTGGTTTTGCCACGCAGGATCTCGTATCGTCGCAGAGCGAGATTACCAACGTCCTCCGCTCGCTTGGGCTCGACCCTGACCTGATCAACTTTTCTGTCCGTCAAACGTTCATCAAAGACCCGACAGGAGAACGTCGCGGTGGTATGGGGCAAGCGCAGGGGCCTGGTGGAGAAGGTCGAGAAAAAGATATTGTTGAAGAACCCCCGCCTCCTTCCAGTAAGCCCGTTGGCTCACTGCGTCGGCTGAGTATCAGCGAGGGCAGGGACGCCTTTTTATCAGGCGGCGCAAGGGGCGGGCGATTTCTGGATTGGCAGAACTCACTGGATGCGCCCTTCGGCTCGCCAAAGGGCAATAACATCCTCAACCTGATAAGCTCGGCAGGGCAAAATCAGGACGCCCGGCGGTATCTCGATCAGTTTTACGACATCGTAGCGGCTCGCGGCTACCACGGCACCGTCAGGCGGCCGACCACCATTTTGGCGGGGGAAGCCGGTCCCGAGCGGATCGACATCTCACCGGCCGGCACCGGCTACCTCGGCGGGGCCAGCAACGGGCAGCAGACGGTCGTCCACTTCAACGTCAACATCTCCGCGCTCGATCCTCGAGGCGTGCGCGATCTCATGGAGGGCGAGGTCGGCGACATGCTGCTCGAGCGGATTCGTGCGTCGTCTGAGCGCGGTGAAACTGTGATCTACTCCAGCGGCGTGACCACGCCACCGAGCGTATAACATGGCCTTTCGGATTCTCTACAACGCCGCGTCGGACGGCACGGCTGTGGTGATCTC